CTTCTGCAACTATAGGTGGCCGAGGAAACGTAGATGACAGTATTCGACAATCGAATACTGGATGGATGGCACTAACTGAAGACACACAATTTATATATGATCGATTAGGATATGTTGCAAGGCAACTAAATGGACAATTTTTTGACTTTGATATTTGGGGATTCGTTGAAGATTTACAGTACACAATCTATGACGACACAGGCGGGCATTATACCTGGCATCTAGATCGTGGAGGTTCGACCTCTGATACTCCTCGTAAACTAAGTTTAGTATTACAATTATCTGATCCCTCAGAATACGAAGGCGGAGATTTAGAAATTTTTGATGGACCTGTTCCGAGTAAGGTCGACAAAGAAAAGGGGTTGATTTCTGCGTTTCCATCGTTTATACTACACAGAGTAACTCCTGTTACTAACGGAACTCGAAAAACATTAGTCGTTTGGCTAACTGGCCCGAGATTCAAGTAGGAATTTTATGACAGACGTCCTCGATCAGTGGCATTATTTTGTTTCACCGATATACAGTATTAAAAAACCTGAATTTTTAGATATTGCCAGGACAGTAAGCAATGAATCTCTCTCTTTACATCGTAAATCAAATAAAATCGACGATGTTTATCCAGTACTTCAAATTGATATTTTATCAGATCCTCGATTAACACCGTTCTTAGAATATGTAGTGAATACCTCTTGGAATTTATTAAATGATCAAGGGTACGATATGGAAAAATTCGAAACATATTTTACCGAAGGATGGTGCCAAGAGCATCATAAGTATTCCTCGATGGAGTATCATGTTCACAACGATTCACAACTTGTAGCTTTTTATTTTTTAGAATGTCCTAAAGATCCACCGAGATTAGTTGTACACGATCCGAGACCTACAAAAATAATGAATGAAATGGTAGAACGTGACTCTACACAGTTAACCATGGCATCATCTACAATTAATTTTACTCCAGAACCGGGTACATTAATGTATGCTAATTCTTGGCTACCACACAGTTTTACAAGAAATCCGTCATCTAAACCTTTTAAATTTATTCATATGAATATTGCTACTCGACCGATATCTGAGAAGATGATCTATCCAGCAACTGCGGAGATCATTTGATGAGAGAATGTGGTTCGTGTCAGAAATGTTGCGAAGGTCATCTCCACGGAGTGGCACATGGCTATACTTTTTGGAAAAGTAGAAAATGCCATTTTTTAAATAAAACAGGCTGTTCGATATATCCAACTCGTCCGGATAATCCTTGTAAATCGTATAAATGCATGTGGTTAGGGGATGATAATTTTCCATTAGATAAAGACACTATTCCTGCTTGGATGAAACCTGACGAAGTGAATGCAATATTAACTTGGAGGAAAATCGGTGATATTGAATATTTTGAATTGATAGAAGCAGGCGAAATATTAAGAGCCGATGTACTTAGTTGGGCTATACAATATGCTCTAAACAACAATCTAAATATAAATTATCAGATTAATGGAGGGTGGAACCAAATAGGTAGCCCGGAATTTTTGGAAATAAAATTTTAATGGCAAATTTTCAAATTCGATTTAACAAGTCGCGAGGAGAGCCGAATCGTGGTACAATGGATCACGTATGGCGAGTGTTCAAAGATGGAAAAGAATACATTTGTAAAAATATAATAATTGATGTTTCTAGTTATGGTGCCGAAACTGATGGAGACTGGAGCATATGTTGCGAAGGCGAAATGATTGTCGACCGAGAAACGTCAACTATTAAGATTGTGAAAAATATATGAATTTAGAATTTTCAGAGGTAAGATTACCAAATCCGGGCGTAATTAAAACTAGAATACCGGTTAGAATATTTGCGGAATTAACCAAAGACCTTCAACGACAAGTAGATTTAAAGCCGCAGTCATATAATCACGATCTTGCAGGACACATCGAAACGGAACTAACTTACAACATACAAGGATCATTTAAAAATTGTGTAGAACAAACATTTTTAGAATATAGAAAAATGTTTGATTTTTATCAGAACAATGATTATGTAATTGATTCAGTATCTTGGGTTAATTTTCAAAAAAAACATGAATACAATCCTCTGCATTATCATTATCTAGATGTATCTTGGGTTGTTTGGATTACTATTCCTTACAATTTAAAAGATGAACTTCAGATGCCCAATGCAAAAAGTGCAAATACAGAAGTGGCCTCTAAATTTCAATTTGTTTATAACAAATTAGATGGTGGAATCACAACATACGAACTTGATATTGATAACACTTGGGAAGGAGTATTAATGATGTTTCCTGCGTATCTTAAACATCAAGTGTATCCTTTTCAGACATCAGATTCTCACCGTATATCAATTGCTGGTAACATCAAAGTAATCAAGTAATCATATATTCCCTTGCTAAGTAGTACGATAAATAACTGTAGATTTACAGGAAACACGTATGACCACTCAAGCCGGACAATTATCATTTTTAGAAAATGCTAACGGTGTAATTACCGTTACAAATACTACAACTTCAGTGTCGTCCTCTACTGGTGCATTAGTAGTCGCAGGCGGTATCGGCGTTGCTGGTAATTTATTTGTCGGCGGCAATTTAAATATCGGTGGTTCCACTAACATTACTATTACTGGTAGTATTTCTACTGCTACCAATTTAGGCGGCGGATCAGCTGGTCAGCTTGTTTATCAGTCAGCATTCGGTGTTTCTGGATATGTAGGTCCCGGCTCCGCAGGTCAAGTATTATTAAGTAATGGTGCTGCTGCACCAGTTTATACTAATACTGCCAGTGTTGTAGTCGGATCAAGCCTTAACATTGCCGGCGGCGCAGCAGGTTCACTTCACATCCAATCAGGCGCAGGCGCAACCACAATGTTACCTATCGGTACTAGTGGTTATGTATTACAGAGTAATGGTACTACTGCTACATGGGTTAGCACTTCGTCGTTAGGTATCGGCGGAGGTGCAGTAGGATCCATTAGTCCATATAGTAGCATCTTTACTATTACTAATGCTACCTCTGCAAGCTCAACTATTACAGGAGCACTACAAGTTGTCGGCGGCGCAGGTATTGGTCAAAGTTTATATGTTGGCGGATCCGTTAACGTTACTGGTCAATTTAGTGGTGCTGGTACAGGTCTTACTGGAACCGCTGCATCATTAACTGTAGGTAGCGCAGGTTCAGTATCCAACGCATTGACAATCAATAATGGCGGAGCAGGCGCTGCAAGTGGTAGCACATTTAATGGCAGTGGCGCTGTGACTATCTCGTACAATACTGTAGGTGCTCCTAGTACCAGTGGTGCAAATGCCACCGGCACATGGAATATCGTTGCTGGTACAGCAAATATTGCAGGTAGTGTTAATAATGCAGTAACATTTAATAATGGCGGATCAGGTGCAGCAAGTGGTAGCACATTTAATGGCAGTGGTGCATTAACTGTTTCATATAACACAGTCGGTGCACCGAGTACCACTGGAGCAAATGCCACCGGCACATGGAATATTGTTGCTGGTGCAGCAAATATTGCAACTTCTGCAGGTAGCGCAGGATCAGTATCTAATGCGTTAACAATTAATAATGGTGGTTCGGGAGCAGCAAGTGGCAGTACCTTTAACGGAAGTGGTGCTGTAACTATTTCATATAATACCGTAGGTGCACCAAGCACAACTGGAGCAAATGCCACCGGCACGTGGAATATCGTTGCTGGTACAGCAAATAATGCAAATAACTTAGGTGGTGTTGCTGCATCGAGTTATTTAACTGCGGTTAAATTTGGTCAAATAGTAGTTACAACTAGTATAACTCTATCCTCAACACATTACGGTGCAAACGTACTCCTTAATGGAACAAATCTTACTATTACACTGCCAGCATCGGCACCCTCGGGCACAGTAATTTCATTATCAAATATTTCTAGTACCAACGTTACTTTGTCATATACTGGTACAAACGGTAGCGATGGACCTTCTACATTACAGCCACAAAATAGTATTATGCTTATCTCGGACGGCGGGTCTCCTAGCTATTGGAGACAATATTTCGGAAGTTCGGGATATCTCACCGGTGGCGCAGGATTAGGTAACACACAAATAAACTCATTAGGAGTAGGCACGGCTGCATCAGGTACAGCAGGACAAGTTAATGCAACATCGTTTGTAGGATCAGGCGCAGGATTAACTGGCTTTACATCAGGCCAAATAACAACTGCACTAGGTTATACTCCACTATCAGTAGCATCTCCTGACCTTATGATAAGATTAAAAGAACCATCAGGTGTTTATTTTATCGCCACTGCATCGACTTATGTATCGAGAATTGTAGGATTTTCCACCACTGAAAGAAATGCACAAAGTTGGTCAATTGTTAACACCTCATCTACTGGATCATATAACAGTGGATATGTTACTTACTTTTATACTTTGTATAACAGCACTACTATTTCTCTTCCAGCAGGAAATTATTATGCAGAATGGGATGTTGCAGGAGCAAATACATATTCAAATACTACTGATATCCAACAGGGCTATTCATTCTTGTATAATGTTACAGATTCGGTAGTTATTCAATCTGGTACAGGTTTTCAAACAGAATGCAATACTTATAATACGCACCATACAGCTGGCCGCACATATTTTACATTAGGCGGAACAAAAACTGTTCAATTAATGCTTACTGGAACTAGTTCAAATAGTTCTGGACAATATTTGTTTACTCCGTTTAGCTTTGATGGCGGATTATGGCCTAACGCTCCGGGTACTGGATACGGTGAATCCGCTACGTCAGAATATGCAACACTAAGAATTTGGAAATCCTAATATGACCAAAGTAATACGATATACCGGTGACGAAAACGTTGTAATTGAAGAATGGCTCGACGAAACTAAAGAGCGACTTCTTGCAACTCAGATACATTTATTGCCCGAGGCTGATAAAATTATCGAGTTAGATGATGACGTAGTAGTCTCTCCGATGTTTTATACTTACGATGTTGAGTCTGGTACTTTTATTGCAAAGAGTAAAAGCACCATGATGTCGCAGAGACTTATTTCAACAACGATAGATGTAGATGTTGAAAAAAGTCTTATTCATAGAAATAGGCTATTACAAGAATCTGATTGGGTAGTGATTCGCTCGTTTGAAACCGGTGAACCTGTTCCTGCTGAATGGATTGCATATCGTAAAGCTCTAAGAGATATTACCATAAACTTTACAGATCCAGCCGACGTAATTTGGCCCGCT